ACCTTATTGCTGTGGACTTCCTTGGCCTCCTGGGCCCTCTTGACTTTGGCTTCCTTGAGCTCCTTCTTGGTTCATCATCGCTTTAGTTAATTCAGGCATAGCTTGTTGTAGCATACCTTGAGTCTGTTCTTTCGTTTTCTCGTTCTCCATAGTCTCAGCATCTTTAATTAAGCCTTGGGTATCAAATCCTAAAGCTGTTGCTACTCTAGTAAAGAAATCATGAAAATTAGTTATTCGGCTAAATTGCTCTGGGAAAATCTGACCTACATCCGCATAACTCATAAGCTTTTGTAAATCATTTCCTCTGCCTAAACCATCTAAACCAGTTACTATTTTAGGAGTAGTAACTTCTTCTGGTAACTTGGGAATTTTCTTTTGTTTAGTCATTTGGACCATCAACTTCCTAACTAGAGGTAATTGAAATTCTTGAGTAAGGATAGAATATACTCCTCCTAAAGAGTTCTCTAGTTCTCTAGCTAATCGTTTTATCTCTTCAGCTGTTACTCTTTCTGCGTTTCTTTGTATTGATTGTAACATTAAGAAAGCCCTAGATAACCTTTGTTCTAGTGCACTAATTCTCTCTAAGATTAATTGTAAATCCATTTGTCTATCTACTTTAGCTGTCCCTATATCCTCGGGGTTACCATCAATAACATCACCATTCTTAGCATCCTTAAACTTTTTAGCTCTAGTTACTCCTGCTGGATTAACCATAAAGACTGTTCTTGAAGCAATCACTGCATCTTCAGTTATAGCTTTAGATAAAGCCTCCAGAGTCTTGAGGTCTCCTAAGTATTCCTCTACGAAACCTCTTCCATAATTAGAACCTACTACATGAGACCATCTTAAAGCTGAATAAGGGTTTTCTCCTAGTTTATAAGTTCCTTCAGAACCTTCAATAACTTCACCATTTACTTCTTGAATATGTTCCCATTGCTTCCCATCTTCTGAAAGTTTTACTCTAGAATATAAAGTTAGTTCTTCTTCCTTCTTATTAGAATCCCCATCATCTGAATCTACTACTTTAGCTAAAACTTTATCTCTAATATCTTCTGGTAAAACTAAAGGTGATATATTCTCTTTAACGATAATCTCTAATAAATTACCCATAGAGTCCCTATTAACCACATACTGGTCTATCCTGAAGACTTTCATTCCACCTTCTTCTGGTTGGTAGGTTGCTACATTTCCTCCTACTACTAAGTGCTTCAAGGCTGTAAATGTAGGTACTCTAATAGCCTTGGTTTCTACTTCATTAAAGATAGTCCTTTCAATTTTATTTAAAGCTTTCTCAGCTTCAGCTCTCTTCTGGTCTGTAAATTCAGCTAGTGTAAAATCATCTACTGCTAACTTAAAGAAAGGTTGATTAGGAGGTAGTAGAGTTAGTAATAATTTAGAAGATAAGTTGTTAACTCCAATAGCTCCTAAACCTTGATAAGGAGTATCATAAGTAGAATTATCATCTGAACCTTCTGGGGGTATTAATGCAGGAATAGTTAGTTTTGAACATTCTCTAGCTCTCGATAAGACTCCACTTCTCTCTGCATCTAAACTATCATAACGTGATTGTAAACTTTGTTTTAATTCTGTATCCATTTATTATTTATCTCTCCCCTCCTATACGTATTCCTGTAACCCTTCCTGAAGGACTTCCTGAAGGAGTTCTTGGGTTTAATCTCTTTCTTCCTGGAGGTTTTAAGCCTGGGGTGGGTATTAGTCCCCATTCCTGAGGCCTATCTATACCCGTGGTCTCTCCAGGACTATTACTACTTATATTTTTTAATTGAGAAGTACCTCTAGCAGTTTCCAAAGGGTTTCCAATTGCTAATCTATTGAGCTGGTAGCTACCACTAGTACCTTTGTTTATTCCTGGTCTATTCCACCAATCCCATCCTATTTTTTCTGATTCTGCTTTTTCTTCTGCCCATTTTTCTTTTGCTTTTGATGAACCCATACACATATTAAGTTACCTCCTTCGTATATTTTTCATCTTCTAAAGAATCCTTAAGAATCTTTAGGTTTCTCACTAATTCTCTTTTCCCTGCATACATCCAGATTTCTCTTTCAGTTTGTTTCTTATTAGCACATTTTTCTGGATATAAATCATCTAACTCGTCAATCATATCTATACTAAAATTAGGTATAACATCCATCATATACTTTAGTCTCCTTTTTTTAAAAAGTCTCTAATACTTTTCGCCCCTTTTTAATTTGTTCATTAATATCTATTTTAGGGGTTTCCCTTGTTTCCTTATTATTATTTTTTTCTTCCAGTAAAATATCCATCTTTTCATCTGAATCAATAGTAAACTTATTAAATATTGAAGAAGTTGCCATCTCAAAAACCTCCGTTATTATTAGTGCAGGTCAAACTTACGAATGAGTAATATTCTCTATTTTACTTCTCCGTTACTCTCGGGGAAATCACTTACAAAATAATGCTATTCATCTGAATCAATAGTATAATTTTTTCTATCTTTAAACTCCTCTTGTTTCCCTTTATTCCATTTGGAAACTGGTGTTAGATAACCAACAACCCGAGAATAAACTTCACATTTTTGTTTTTTAGACATTTTAATTCCTCCTTATATATAGTTTCCTTTAAATTCAAATAAAAAGGTTAATACTAGCATTATTATCCTCTGACTACATATAAAAGTAACTATAGTTCTCTAATTTTCACAGTAAATCTAGTAATAATGCTAATATACCTCAAAGCTTTCTCCTATAGTTTAGTGGGAGCTTAGCTTTTGTACTCTAAAAGGAGGAGTTCTTCTATAGTCGGCAGGTATGAATTTTAAGTATACACTCTTTTTTAATAAATTCACTCCTCAGTCTCTTTAAATTTTAGGGTCAAACCAGTCCATTAGTAACCACCAAATAATAGAAATTATAAGAACTCCACTTAGGATTACATTGAATACTTCCATAAAATAACTTCCTCCTTCTCAAAATCATAATCTTCTGCCCTTAGAATCTTTGCTACTCTGGCTTGCTGTAGAGCATCTTCTTCAGTTAAATTTTTAGCTTCATAAGCTTCTAGAATAGCTTCCCAAATATCTTCTTCATCAGCTAAAGCTTTGATTAAAATATCTTCAGCTCTTTTTTCTCCTATATATGGAACACCACTATATCCATCTGTTGGGTCTCCTTTTAAGATTTGTTTAAAGAAGAATTTATCTGCTTGTTCTTGAGTAATATAAACATATTCATCTTTTCTCCAATTATAATGGTGCCCCTGTATTTGTAATAAGTCTTTATCTATTGTAGCTATCACCATTTGTTCTGGATTAAGAGTACTTAAAATACCCATAACATCATCAGCTTCTAATTTAGGCATCATCCTACAGTAATAATTCTCTTCAATATATTTTCTAACTTCCATGAAGAGCTCTGGTTTTTCTTTAATTCTATTGTGTTTATAGGTAGGAAGAACTGAATATCTAAAATTAGGTTCAATACTACTGAAGCACATGAGAGCTTTAGAAGCTTTAGTCTTCTTTTTTATATTCTTTATAAAGTTATCTATTTGAAATAAAGCTCTATCAAGATTAACTGTTTTACTTGTAGTATCTTCATCCCACTGAATTTCATTTTCATTTACCACTGCAAATTGATAAGTTACAATATCAGCATCAACTAATAAAATTTTACCAAGTTCCAAAACCCTTTGCCTCTCTTTCTTTATCTTCTTCAGTATAAGCTTTGTTATTTATAATTTCTCCAATCAGAGTCTTCGATACACCATAAATTTCCTCTAAGTCTCTATAAGATATCTTAGGATTCATCTTATAGGCGTATCTTATTTCCTCAGCCTGCTCGAAAGTTAATTTCTTTTTATTAGTCATCTCTATTATCACTCCTCTTTTATTCCTTCTCGCTAGCACAGCCAGTCTCTTTAATTTTATCTAAAGATTCAATTATCATTACTAAATCATTTAGCACTCTTTCATTTGTAATTAAAAATTGTTCTGCTTCTGATAACTCTACCTTTATTTCCTTACTTGGTAATTCATCTTTCTTTTTTATCTTTGTTACACTTTTTTCATCAACTACTCTATTGAGCAAAACACCATCAAAGGTAGTAAAACTTATTGCATAATAATCTTGATAAAAGTCTGATTTATCTGCAACTCCAAATATTGTAGCTTTATAACAATTATTGTAAAGCACTTCTTCCCCTACTTTAAATTTATTATCATCCATTTTTTATTCCTCCTTTTTACCACCTGCCGTTTTTCTTTTTTCTCCATTTTCATTAATTCCCGTTCGCCTTTGGATATTCTCATCTTTTTTGCCTGACAATTGACATAAGTCATAATATATTTCATTACCTATGGCTTCTGCTAATTTTACTGGAACAGCATTACCTACCATTTTGTATCCATCGTTAAGCTTTTCGTAGAAAAATTTAAAATTATCA